CATATCCTTTGTAGCCAAGTCCAAAGCTTTACCGCAAAGCAACACTGCCGTTTCAAATTTTGTTCTATGAAGGTTATCGAGTGCTTCTTCATAGGTGTTACCTATCTTTTCCGGAACGTTATCGGGAACCTCTCGTTTCATTATTTTCGGATATTGATGCCAAGTTCTTCGGAAGTAACTGTTTTCATTGTCAAGATTAAACACCACGGATTCCTTGAAATTAGTTTTCTCATATGCCGTAGTCGATTGACCGCCGACGACGACTATTTCATGGCAGTGGGGGCAGATCAGCGGAATCCTGTATGCCCCGCCGGTGTTGATGACCACTTCAGTTCTCATACCTGCCTTGGAGGTTTTGCAGTGTGGGCAGTCAAGACTCGCGACGTATGCCGGCATAGATCATTCCTTATGATGACTCTAGGGATCAGCATCATTGATTGGTTTGCAGCTACCTCGCAAGATGGGGAGGGCAAGAATGCATAAGGGAGCTGCAATATCGAAGTGGGCCAAGCATTACGTCGAATCACTTAATCTTTCACTCGTCTCAATTGAACCTGGTGAAAAAGCCCCGAAGGGCATGGGGTGGAACAAACCCGGCGGCTACATCACTGATGCCGCCACGGCTGAAGCATTCTGGCAGCGAAACCCCAACCATAACCTCGGCGTCGTGCTCGGGCCGAGTCGCGTGTGTTCGTTGGACGTTGACGATGTGCAGTGGACGCGGCACGTGCTGTATGAGCTGCTGGGCCTCGATCTGGACGCCATGGCGCTGGTGTACCCGACGATTGTCGGTAACCCGCTGCGGTTCCGGGTGCTGTTCAAGTTACCGGATGGTATTGAGCTGACCCGGCACTCTCTTTCTTGGCCGAATGAAAATGACCCTGACGGTTCGATTTTCAAAGGCCTGATGGACAAAGCCAAGGCCGCGAAAGAGCAGGGCGATGTTGTTGGGGAAGCCGCAGCACGTGCGGAGGCCGATCCATTCAAGCGCTTCACGGTGTTTGAATTGCGTGCCGGCCTGGTGCAGGACGTATTCCCGCCTTCAATTCATCCGGGTACCGGTAAGCCTTACACTTGGAAAACCCCACCTAACGCCGCCGACGGTTTGCCGACGCTGACCACCGACCTACTGGCCATCTGGCAAAACTGGGACCTATTCAAGCGCGATGCTGAAGCGGCGTGCCCGTGGGCGATTAAACCAACAGCGGCGCCGGCAAAAGTCGTCAAACGTCCAGCGCCTGAGGTTGGTAAGTCTCCGTCGGTGATCGACGAGTTCAATCGCTGCCATGACGTTGAAGAGCTACTGCGAACCCACGGCTACACCAAGCGTGGCAGCAAGTGGCTTTACCCTCAGAGCAGCACCGGCCTGCCGGGTGTGATAATCAGCGAAGGCAAAGTTTACTCGCACCATGGCGCCGATCCGCTCGCCAACGGACATCAGAATGATGCCTTTGAGGTTTTCTGTTTGCTCGAGCATGGCGGCGATCAGTCGAAGGCAGTGAAGGCCGCTGCGCGTATGTTGGGTATGCAGCGTTCCTCTCGACCTGACCCGCGTGATCTTCCCCCGACCCCTTACGCTGACTCGAACGGGCCGAACCCTATTGAAGCCGACGTGCCCGGCGAGGCTGCTCCTGCATCTGACGGGGGGGCGGGGGAGGCATTGACGCTTGACCATTTGCTTCGTCGTTTCGCATTGGTCGAGGGCACCACACACGTGTGGGACTGCGATCAATCGCGGGTGATGAAAAAGTCCGCGTTCGAAGCGCGAGTTGGCAAACCGCTGGCCAAAGCCTGGCTGGATGATATGGGCAAGCGGTTGATCTCTGATGATCACGTCCGCGACATCGAACAGGCTCGACGCATGGCCGGAAAAAAGGGTGGTGCCTTAGGCATGCCACCGACCGAACGTTACGTGTACATCGATGGCACTAAGGACGTGTGGGACCGAGAGAAGAAGCGGCGCATCGCCGAAGGCGCGGTGAAAATGGCGCTCGGTGACACCTATCCGCTGTGGCTGAACAGCAGCGAGCGGCGCACAGTGGACGTCGAACACATCGTGTTTGATCCGACCATGACCAAAGATCCCGCGGTGTACATAAACACCTTTGATGGCTTGCCGCTGGAACCGGTGCGCGATGACGAAGCCTGCGCCAACCTGCGTTGGTTAATTTCGTTCTTGTGCAACCACGACGAAGCCGCTGCCAGTTGGCTAACTCGCTGGTTGGCGTATCCGCTGCAGCACCTGGGCGCCAAGATGGACACCGCCGTACTGATGCACTCGATCATGGAGGGCTCGGGTAAGAGTCTTCTGTTTGCTGATGCACTCGGCATGCTTTACGGCCAATACGCCGCAACGGTCGGCCAGACGCAGCTGGAGAGCAACTTCAATGCCTGGCAAAGCCGTAAATTGTGGTCAGTGTTCGAAGAGGTGGTCAGCCGCGATCAGCGGTACAACCAGGTAGGCAAGATCAAGCACTTAATCACCGGCAAAACGGTCCGGATGGAATCGAAGTTCATCAATGGCTGGGAAGAAGCCAACCACATGAACGCGGTGTTTCTGAGCAACGAAATTCTCCCGTGGCCCATCAGCGAGAGTGATCGGCGAATGCTGGTGATGTGGCCCATGGAAACCTTGCCAGTCGAGCGGCAAAAGGCGATCGGACGAGAGCTGGAGCAGGGTGGTGTTGCGGCACTGTACGGCTGGTTGTTGTCGATCGATCTGGGCGACTTCAACCAACGGACGCGACCGCCATCGACGGACGCTCGTGAGCGTTTAGTGGCCTTGAGTCGGGCCGGTTGGCAGACATTCCTGCACCTGTGGAAATACAGCGAGCTGGGCCACGGTCTCTGGGGGCCGTGTCTGTCCACCGACCTGTATTCGCTGTTCCTTGAGTGGTGCCAGCGCAATAAAGAACACGTGATGAGTCAGACGAAGTTCTCGCTGTTCATCAACTCAGAGGTGGATAAAACCCGGGCTATTCCCTGGACCGATGGCAACAACCGCCGCTTTGGTGCGTTCTTCTTTCCTGTTGATCCGGATGCTTCCCCACCCCCATCACTGAAGGCGGCCGAGCTGGGCAAGCAGGTGGAACACTGGCGGGCCAAGGCGAAGTTGGCGGGCTGGCATGTAGACAGCTGGGACCACATCAAGGCGGTTGCCGCATGACTATTCCTAAAAGTGTGTTGGGTGTGTCGGGTGTGTGTCGGGTTGGTTTTGGAGACCCCACACAATTTCAGGCCTTGAATTCCGCGGGTTTGCGGATGTTGTGCGGGGTGTGTTGGGTTTCGTATCGCGCACGCGCATGCATGACGTTATTTGAATCGAAAGTAAGGGTAGGAGTTTTTTCTTATGCGAGAACCGATAAACCTAACAAACCCAACACACTCAACTCAACATTGTCAAAGATATTGATTTTAAAAGGATTTAGTTGTGTTGGGTTTGTGTTGGGTTGTGGTTTTTCTGTGTTGGGTTCGGTTTTTCGGGGGGAGGGGCGATGATTGAGGAAATTGAAGCGTTGATGGTGCACTGGGGCGAACAGCAGCACCGGCTCGGCCTGGGTGGGGGAATGGGCAGTCAGATGGGGGCGATCATGGAGTGGGGTGGTTGCGCGCCACGCGGTACACCAGGTTCGCGAGAGTTGATGGGAGCCACCACCGGCATGGACTACATCGGCAATGAGATCGGAGCTGCTGTTGCTGAGTTGATGCGGGATAAGGTTCGCGGCCAGGGACTGGCTAAATTGGCTGAACTTCGGTACCTGCATGTTCCGGCGAGTCCTGTCAGAGAGCAGATGCGAATTCTGGGTATCGCCGAAGGGGCTGACCGGACTTATCGCAACTGGGTAGAACGTCTTCATTTACGCGTGCTTTCGATTCTAACGGCGCGGGCCGGCACTACTCGGGGCTATGTCCGGGAAGGTGGATCAGTTGAGAAGAACCTCACGCGAGCGTCCCCGCTGCGTCACGCTGTGTAGTCCGGTGCTACCGTTCGTCTGGGTGTTTTGTCGAAGTGTGGTCGAAGTGTGGTCGAACTTCGGTCGAACTCGGCCCAACCGTTAAACACTGCTTTTCGGTTTTTCCGAAGGCAGGTACAAAGTCGCCATGATCTGCGATTTGCGCCTGAGTCGCTCCCCGAGCACGTGCTGTGCACTCTGCCCCGGCCCTTACCGGGACATTGAAAACCCTGCCGACCTGGCGGGGTTTTCTTTTTCCAGCGCTCAGCTATTTTTTTTGAGGCACACCATGACTACTGAACAACAAGCATTGGCTGAGATGCCGATTTGGCTCGTGATCGTCTTGGCTCTGGTCGGCGGCGTGAGCGGGGAAATGTGGCGAGCCGATAAGGACGGCGCGCGGGGCTGGGCGTTGTTGCGGCGCCTTGCGCTTCGGTCAGGTGCCTGCATTGTCTGCGGGGTGTCGGCGATGATGCTGATGATCGGTGCGGGCATGACGATCTGGACGGCCGGCAGCTTGGGTTGCCTGACCGCGATGGCCGGCGCTGATGTCGCCATCGGGTTGTACGAACGCTGGGCCGCCAAGCGGTTGGGCGTCTCCGATGTGCCACCTGCCAGTGGCGAACAGGGGTGAGGAACCGCGGCGGGCCGCCGAAAACCGCCGGGGACCCTGGGGTTATTCGGGGGGTACGGGGTCGGAAACCCGCGGGAAAGAGTTACTGGCCGGGTTGGAAAGTTGGTTAACAGAGGTTAACGGTTAACTGCCCCCGAATTAATTAGGTTAACTGGGGATTGCAAGCATGGAGTTCTTGACTAAGTCGGCGTACGCCACGGCCCGTAATTGGTCTAAACCTTACGTCTCGAAGCTGGCAAAACAAGGCCGTTTGGTTTTGAGCGAGACGGGTTTAGTCGACGTTGTTGCGACGGACCAATTGATTGCCAGAACGAGTGACCCAAGCAAGGCCGGTGCTACTGGCTGGCAGCCGGATACCTTCCCGGAACCGGTGCTTCCCCAAGCTGCGCTGAGCGGCCAGGTCCCGCCACCGCTACCCATGCCTGACTTTCACAAAGCGCGTGCGCGTCGTGAGCACTTCACGTCTCTCACTGTAGAGGCGGATTTTTATAAGAATCAGGGGACGCTTGTCGAAATGGCCGCGGTGGATGCAGCGGCGTACAGCACAGGGCGGTTACTGAGAGATCTGCTACTGGGCGTGCCCACACAGATCGCGCCTGAATTGGCCGCTATGACGGATCCTTGGCATGTAGAAAAACATCTTCTTACGGCTATCCGGCGCGCTCTTGAAGATGCGGAGCGAATGTCAGCTGCTGATCTGCAACATGCCTTGGTTAAACCGGAACACTCTCATGCTTAACGAACATGCCGATGGCGCAGAAACCTATCGCTTGGGGTACTTCAGAGGCCTTCGACCGGAACCCGAACTTTGGGTGGATGAGTGGGCCGATCAATTCATGCGTATTCCTCAGGACTCTGGAGCTGCCGAGCCAGGGCCCTACCGCACCAGTCGTACTCCTTACGCTCGTGAGCCAATGCGCTGCCTGTCTCCGTCTCACCCATGCAAACGCGTAGTGACGATGGTGGCATCTCAGTTGATGAAAACGCAGATCGCCCTTAATTGGATCGGCGGTTGTATTCACATGGCTCCGGCAAACATTCTACTTTTGGAACCCACCCAAAAACTGGCTCAGAGCGTCGCTGGTCGAGTCGACCAAGCGGTTCAGGCGGTGCCAGAGCTTCGCCAGCGTGTTGTAGTCCCCCGTTCCAAGAAAGGCACGAACACCTGGGAGAACAAGCAATTTGAAGGCGGCCGGTTGTTTATTGCTACTGCCGGCTCATCTTCGAACCTAGCAGAAAAATCGGTCCGTTATGTTTACGGGGACGAGATTGATCGCTGGGAGATGGATCTCGATAACGAAGGGGATCCGGTCAAGTTGGCTGAGGCGCGTGCGTCTACATTCGGACGCAATGCTAAGTTTTACTTTTCCAGTTCGCCAACTCTCAAAGGCGCATCTCGAATAGAGGACCTCTACAAAATCAGCGACCAGCGCCGCTACTACGTGCCATGCCCGCACTGCGGACACATGCAGGAGCTGGAGTGGGAGAGACTGAAATGGGACGAGAACTATAAGCGTGTGCAGTACTTGTGCAGCGGATTGGAGTGCGGCGCGCTGATCGACGAGCATGAAAAAGGAACCATGCTCGCAAAAGGTGAATGGCGCGCTCAAGCAGAAGGGGACGGCGAAACAGTCGGCTTTCACTTGAATGCCCTTTATGCGCCATTGGGTTGGACCAGTTGGGTGTCGCTGGCGAAAGATTTTGATGAGGCTTTGGTCAAACAGAAGCAGGGTGATCAGGCGACCATGCAGGTGTTTTACAACACCAGGTTGGCTCGTGTTTGGGACAACGCCATGGAGCAGACCAAGGCCGAAGTGCTGCAAGCCCGCGCTCTCTCTGAGCAGTACGTGCTGGGAACGGTGCCAGTAGGAGCGTTGATGCTCACTGCGGCTGTCGACGTTCAAGGCAACCGACTGGAGCTTATTGTCATCGGTTGGGGGATGGGTCTTGAACGGTGGGTTGTGGACTACCAGGTCATCATGGGAGACCCCTCGGATGCACGGACCTGGGAAATCCTCGACGAAAAGTTGAAGTCCCGGTACCGGCACACCAGCGGCGTCGGACTCGCCATTTTGGCGACTGCCGTGGATTCGGGTGGACACCATACCCACGAGGTGTACCAGTTTTGTCGTGTTCGACGCTGGCGGAACATCTTCGCAGTTAAGGGGGAAAGTCAGCCAGGCAAAAATATCATTGCTCAGCGTGCCTCCCGGGTGGACGTTAACTGGCGCGGCAACATCGAGAAAAACGGTGCCGAGCTCTGGATGATCGGTACCGACACGGCAAAGGACTGGATTTACAACCGATACCCGCTGGAGTCAGGGCCGGGTTCTCTGCATTTTGCCAGAGATTTGCCGGATGACTTTTTTGCTCAGTGTGTTGCTGAGCGTAAGGTCGCGCGTTACGTCAAAGGCAAGCGTCGGGTGGAGTGGACCAAGGGTAAGGCCGAACGAAATGAAGCGCTTGACCTAATGGTCTACGCATTGGCAATGGCTGAGTATTTGGGGTTGGGCCGGTACAACGAAAGCGATTGGGACAAGGTTCGCCAATCGCTTATGCAACATCATCTTTTTGACGACAAGACGATACCTGCAGAGACCGACGAGCAAGAAACCCGAACTTCGCGAGAGGTAACGGCATATAGCAACACTGCTCCTCTACAACCACCAAAAATGGCGATAGCTCAATCCCCAGTCGCCACTCAAACCCAGCCGATGTCTGTGCCCCCACGCCGCGTCAGTCGAAGCGGTTACCTGAAGAGACGCTGATATGTCATTTACCAAAAAGCACCTCGACGCGGTTGAGGCGGCCATCGCTCGCGGTGAAAAAACCGTGCGCTACACCGACCGCACCGTGGAGTACCGCACTGTCGACGAGTTGCTCAAGGCTCGCGAAGAAATACGTTCGTCGTTGGTCAACGCCGCCGGGCCACGTTCGCGCGTGGTCCGGCTGTATCACGGAGGCAAGGGAGTCTAATGGCCCGCCAGTTCCCGACGTTGACCCGTAACGGATTTGTGCTGCCGTCGAACATCAAGGCCAGTTACGAAGGCGCCGGAGAAGGGCGCCGCTCCACTGGCTGGGATGCTCCCGACAACGGGATCAACAGCATCAACACCCCGGCACTGCGCAACCTGCGGTCGCGTTCCCGGGCAGCGGTTCGCAATGACCCGTATGCCTTCAACGTGATCGACAAGCGCGTCAGCAACCTGATTGGCACGGGCATTACTCCTCGGCCGACGACCGACGATGATGCGTTACGCAAGCTCCTCCAGGAGCTGTGGGGTGATTGGGTCGATGAATCGGATGCGGATGAGCGTACCGACTTCTACGGCCAGCAGGCCCTGGTGGCGCGCACGGTTGAAACCTCGGGTGAATGTTTTGTGCGGCTACGACCTCGCGCTTTGGACGAGGGCTTGGCGGTTCCACTGCAGCTCCAGATTCTGGCGCCGGAGTTTGTCCCGCATGACAAGTACGAGAGCACCAAAACCGGCAACGTAATCCGCGCCGGGATCGAGTTCAACCCGGGCGGCAAGCGGGTGGCGTATTGGATGTATCTGTCGCATCCACGCGATGCGGCATCGCTGAACGCCGGCTACAACCAGCTGGTACGGGTGCCGGCTGCCCAGGTGCTGCACATTTTTGAACCGGTCGAGCCGGGTCAGTTGCGTGGAGTGCCCCGATTGTCGCCGGTACTCAAGCGTCTGCGCAGTCTCGACAACTACGACGACGCGGTGTTGTTTCGCCAGGAGGTGGCGAACCTGTTTGCCGGCTTCATCAGTCGTCCAGCGCCGGACTCGGGGCAGACGCCACGGGATCCGGTCACCGGCCAGCTGTTGGATCTCGACCGTGACGGCTTCACGCCGATGGTCGCGCTGGAGCCCGGCACCATGCAGGAGCTGGGACCGGGTGAAGAGGTGGAGTTCTCCAAGCCACCGGACGCGGGCAACAACTACCCAGACTTCATGCGGCAGCAACTGATGGCTGCGGCAGCGGGCTCCGGTACGCCTTACGAGATCCTCACCGGCGACATGCGCGGGATCAACGACCGGGCGCTACGCGTGGTGCTCAACGAGTTTCGACGCCGCCTGGAACAACTGCAATTCGGTGTTTATGTCCACCAGCTCTGCCGACCAGTGCGGGCGGCCTGGATGGACATGGCCGTGTTGTCCGGTGTCCTGGTGCTGGGCGATTACGCGCAGAAGCGCCGTGACTATTTGCGTACACGTTGGGTGCCGCAAGGTTGGGCCTACATCCAGCCCGTACAGGACGTACAGGCGCGGCGGATGGAAGTACAGGCGGGCTTCGCTTCACGCAGCGAGATGGTGCTGCGCACCGGCTATGACGCGGAAACGGTCGACGCGGAAAACGCTGCTGATCTGCAACGAGCCACGACCCTTGGCCTTAATTACAACACTCTCGACGCCGTCGTCACCAACGACGACAAGGAGCAACCATGAGCAAGAAAGCGCGCCCGCGCATTTACAACCGCGCAGGCAAGCAGGTGCAGGTGCAGGACAAAACCTGGTACGCCGTGCAAGCCAGCGGGGAGGCTGTCGAGCGAGTGATCGAAGTCTTCGTCTACGGCGAGATCGGCGCCTGGGGGATCACCGCCAATCAGTTCGTGCAGGACCTGCGCGCCATGGACGACGGTGTCTCGGAGGTGATCGCCGCGTTCAACAGCGTCGGCGGTGACTTGTTCGACGGCTTGGCCATGCACAATGCGTTGAGGCGCTTGGGCGCGCGCTGCACCGGGCGAATTGATGCCTTGGCCGCCAGTGCGGCCAGCGTGGCGGTGTGCGGCGCGCACAAGGTCGTCATCGCCGAAAGCGCGATACTGATGATCCATAACCCCTGGACCTACGCGGCGGGTGACGCCGAAGACTTCCGCAAGGTGGCTGACGTCCTTGACCAGACGATGGAAGCCATCATCGCGGCCTACAAGGCGAAGGCACCGAACATTGATGAGGCCGAGTTGCGGCGGCTGGTCGCTGCTGAAACCTGGTTGACTGCCAATGAAGCTCTGGCCCTGGGGCTAGCCGATGAAATTGGCGACGGCATCAAGGTTAAGGCCTGTCTCGGCCAAGGTGGCGTGCTGCAGCGTTACCAGCACGCACCGGCTGAACTGCTGGCTCAGCTCGACGAGCCACTCGAGCCGGATCCTGAGC